TTATGAACCCGCATTACGCCGCCACGCTTATTTATGAGTGCGGCGACTTTAAGCGCGTGATCGGCTGTAAGGTGGATAACGCGCCCGTGTACAATAGGCAAGTAATATTCGAGCGGTTCACAATACAGCTTCTTTGTCCTAATCCGTTTTGGAGCGAAGAAGGCATAACCCGCGAAGATATTGCTTTGTGGGTGGGAAACTTTGAATTCCCCGTCCCGGACGGGCTGGAAATCCCTATGATCGAGGGGTGGCAAATAGGCTTCCGCGAACCGTCCTTGATCGTCAACGTATTAAACCGCGGCGACGTTCGGGCGGGGCTTCGCGTCGAGTTCCGGGCGATCGGCGTTGTTGTAAACCCTTTTTTGCTTAATGTGGACACGGGCGAATATATCAAAATTAACATAACAATGGAAGCCGGGGACATGCTGGCCATATCGACAGGCTACGGCGAAAAAGCCGTAACCTTCCAGCGCAACGGCGTTGTAACGGACGCTTTCCGCTATTTGGACGTGGACAGCTCATACTTACAGCTTGCCGTAGGCGACAACCTTTTCCGCTATGACGCTTCAAGCAATCTTGAAAATTTGGAAGTGTCCATATACCACAATAATTACTATTTGGGGGTGTGATATATGGAGCTGTATATATACGACGCGGCCTTGACCTTGTACGGCGTGATCGACGAAATAACGTCCCTTATATGGACGCGCCGTTATTGGAGTTGTGGCGAATTCAAATTGCTTGTACCCTTCACAGACAGGCACGCCGCCCTTCTTGTCAAAAACCGCCTTATTATGAAGCGCGGCGACACGGAAGCGGGGGAAGTCCGTTACGTGAATATCAAAAAGAATTCGCAAGGGCTGGAGGAAATAGAGGTACAAGGGCGCTTTATTACGGGCTGGATCGGCAAGCGCATATTACGAAGTCAAATTGTGACGACCGACAATACGCAAAACATACTACGCCGGATTGTGACCGAAACTATCACAAACCCGTCGAGCGCTGCCCGGAAGATCGAAAATATAACCCTTGCGCCCCTGTCCGGCGTGGAACGCCCGAACATTGAATACGCGTCAGAACCGTTTATGAACGCCTTGCTTGCGTGCGAAACGGCGGCGAAGGCTTCAAAATTAGGCTTTTACATATTCACGGATATAAGGGCGAAGCAACACTTTTTCCGGGTATACGACGGGCTGGACTTGACAGCGGATCAGACCGCAAACCCGCCTTGTATTTTTTCGCAAGAGTTCGACAACATCTTAGAACAGGAATACACGAATAGCATTGAAAACCTTCGTTCAACGGCCTTCGTCGGCGGCGAAGAGCGGCAAGACGCGCCCCGGCGCGTGGTGGAGGTAGGCAGCGCCGCAGCGGGACTGGAGCGGGAAGAGGTATTCATAAACGCGACGGACATTACACAGATCTATAAGAACGCCGCAGGGCAAGACGTAAGCATGACCGACGCGCAATACGGCGATATGCTTTTACAACGCGGCGCTTCGGAGCTTGAACACTTTGCCGAAACCCTGTCTTTTGCCAGCAAAGTAAACACGTACAGCAATTTGAAGTACAAGGAAGACTACGACTTAGGGGATCGGGTGACGTGCGTTAATAAACGCTGGAAAATACGAATAAACGTCCGCATTACGGAAATAGCGGAAATATACCAGCGAAACATAGAGGAAATCGACATAACCTTCGGGGAAAGTCTGCCCGCACTCATTGATACGTTGCGGCAAATATTAAAATAATGGGGTGAACGCATGGAAAGATCAAGTTTTTTTAATTCCGTGGGCGGTGATCGGAAATATAAAGCCGAAGATTGGGCTTCGTACTTCGGTTCGTTCATTGGGAACGGGGTTTTTCCCCTACCTTCGACCGGGCTTCAAGTAGTGGCCGACAGAGGAATGAATGTCACGATAAAAGAGGGCAAAGCGTGGATCAACGGGTATTTTTACGCGAACACGTCCGACTTAACCTTGACGCTTTCGACTGCGGACGGCGTTTTGTACCGAAATGACCGAATTGTGATCCGGTGGGACTTGACGGAACGCACAATGTCGGCGCGGGTAAAATCATCAGCGCCGGCAACGAACCCCACAGTGCCGCCGCTCCAACGGGACGCGGACGCGTTCGAACTTTGCATAGCCGACGTACTGGTAGGGCAAGGCGTAACGGCCATATCACAGGCGAACATAACCGATCAACGGTTTGATACCAGCTTGTGCGGTATGGTTGCGGGCGTTGTCACTCAAATTGATACAACCGCTTTTAATGCTCAACTTCAAGCGTGGTATAACGAGTTTAAGACCGAAACCACACAAAACTATGAGCTTTTTGCCGCTCAATTCCAAGCGTGGATCTCCGCTTTCAAAAATGATAACACGCGCGATTATGAGGAATGGTTTGAGGCTTTTAAACAGGATACCGCGATGGATCATGAAACGTGGTTTGCCGCCTTGCAAGAAATATTGGACAGAGCAAATGCCATTGCGAGTAAAAGCGGGATAATGGACGCAATCACGGATCTTTATGATAAAGTGATTGCTTCCCCCATACGTCCGCTAAACCAAAGAACGGGAGGGCTTTGGTGTGATACGTCTGACGGCTCAACGGAGGTTGAGGACGTCGGCGGCGAGGGTCAAACATCGTTGCCGGGTATTGCCATTAGCTCCGAGGATCCGAAAGAAACGGCGTTGCTTTGGTTTGAAACTATGTAACTTTCAACCGCTAACCGTTGGTTGTGAGTATATAACAAAAAGGAGAGATAACGAAATGCCAACTAATTTTACCATTAAGGGGAGAACGGAAACCGGATGGGAAGCGTTGTACCCCAAAACCAGCATTGCGCAAGTTGAAAACTTGCAAACCACGCTCGATCTCATTGAGGCGGCGGCAAAGGGCGCGACAGTCGCGCGGGTGTTTGATACAGTGGCCGCGCTTGACACATGGATCGGGGTGACGGCGAATAAAGCCAAACTGAACATTGGCGATGTCTTTTTGATAAAGGTAAAAGATGTGCCTGATTATTGGTGGGACGGCACGGCCAAACAGGAGCTTGAAACCTCAAAGGTAACGCTTGTGAACGCGAGCGCGAACGCAGATGGCTTAATGTCAAAAGAGGATAAAACCAAATTGGCGGCACTTTCAAACTACACGCACCCCGACACCTCCGGCAATAAGCATATACCCCCCGGAGGCGCGAGCGGGCAGATCTTGCGCTATTCCGCAGACGGTACAGCGGAATGGGGAGCGGAGAATAACACCACATATGCCGTTGTAACGGCAAGCGCAAATGGCCTTATGAGCAAAGAGGACAAGGCGAGGCTTGACGCTCTCCCCACAGTCACAGCGGGCGCAACCGCACCAACAACCCCCAAAACGGGCGATCTTTGGTATGACTACAATAATAATTAGCGGAGGTAACAGCAATGCCAACTAATTTTACTATGCGGCAAAAAACCGCCTCCGGCTATGAAACGCTTTACCCAAAGACGGTGCCGGAGCAAATTATAACAAACGAAAACAACCGCTTTGTTACCGATGCCGAGAAAAGCGCGTGGAACGCCAACGCGAGCAAAACCCCCACGGTTTACGGCACTTGCGCAACGGCGGCGGCAACGGCGGCAAAAACGGTGACCGCAACGGGCTTTGCGCTCGCGGCGGGCGCAATGGTTTCCGTTACATTCGCATACGATGTGCCCGCGAGCGCAACCCTCAACGTGGACAGCACCGGAGCTAAAAACATTCAATGCCAAAAGGCAAATATCAAGGCGGGTGTTATCAAAGCGGGAGATACCGCGCTTTTCGTGTACACCGGATCGTATTGGTATGTGCTCGCCGTTGACAAGTCGGCGGCGGATCTTTCCGCGCCCACATACCGTCCGCTTGGTAGTGCGACATGGGCAGAAGTCAACGAGATTGCACAGGCGGGGCTTGCTCCGCTTTATTGGAGCATCGGAGATACAAGACAAGTAACGCTCTCCACCAGCGAGGTTATAACCGTGCGTATTGAGGATTTTGGGCACGACACCCTAACAGCGGGCGGCACGGCTAAAATGACGCTTGGCATGGTGGAGTGCCTAAACACCACGCGGCAGATGAACACCTCCAACAACACGAATGTTGGCGGGTGGGGATCCTCCGCAATACGTACATTTATGACAACGCTTTTGGGGCAATTGCCGAGCGATTTACAGGCGGTTATAAAGTCGGTAACTAAAAAAGCAAGCGCGGGCAATCTATCCACAAGCCTCACAACCACAGATGATAAATTGTGGTTGTTTTCTTATACGGAGGTAAACTTGCCCGTCAACGCGAGCTATTCGCCGGGGGGAGAGGGCACGGCATACCCGTTGTTTATTTCGGACGCTGCCCGCATTAAGAAAGTCAACGGCACGGATTCCAATTGGTGGCTCCGCTCCCCGCCTGTGAACGGTAACGCTGGCTTTTGCAATGTGAACAACATCGGCAAGGCCGCCACCAGCACCGCTATGGGCGCACGTGGCGTGACGGTCGGCTTTTGCATTTAATCCACAATACATTACTTTTGGAGGCGCAACCATGTTTTTAATTATTAACAAGGCGGGTGAGATCGTGCTTGTGTGCGAGGCGATCACCCACGTTAAGACGCAGAGCAACGGCGCAACAATCCTTGCCGCCGCACATGACGCAACGGCGGTGTACCATGCCGAAAGCGACACCTTTTATAGTTTGCGCGAGGCGGGCGCGGAGATCTACAGCGTGGCCGAGGTGGAGACCGTGCCGGAGGGCGTCCCGCTCGCGGTGTTGGCGTATGAGGATGGAGCGGTTACGGTAGACCTTGAAAAACTCCGCTCCCTCAAGCTCACCGAGGTCGCGGAGGCTTGCCGCGCGGCCATTCTTGCCGGATGTTCCGTTGCGTTTAACGAGAAACGCACGGAGAATTTTGCGCTTGAGGAAAGCGATCAAATCAACCTCACGGCGGCGGCTACGGCGGTATCACAGGGCGCGGCTGGGTATCCCTACCACGCGGACGGCGAATTATGCCGCCTCTATCCCGCCGATGAAATCCTCATGATCGCGCAGGCGGCCACGGCGCACAAGCTGTATAACACCACCTATTGCAACCACATCTTGACATGGGCGCGGCGTGCCGAGAGCGCGGAGGAATTGGCGGAGATCGTATACGGCGCGGAATTGCCGGATGACTTGGCGGCCAACCTTGCGGAGGTGATGGGCAATGCGGCGGCTCTCTAAAATGACGGTGCTTGCCGCTATTGGAGGCGTGATTTATGGCTTTATTGAATTGCTTTGGAGGGGACACACCCACTGGACAATGATTGTCATGGGCGGTGTCCTTTTCGTTTTGATCGGAGCCATAAACAACTATTACCCTTGGGAAATGTCTTTATTGATCCAAGGTGTCATAGGTGCGGTGATGGTAACGGCCTGTGAACTTGTCTTTGGTCTTGTTATCAATGTTTGGCTTGGTTGGGCGGTGTGGGATTATTCTGCAATGCCTTTTAACTTTTTAGGGCAAATATGCTTGCCATATACAGCCGCATGGGTGTTGCTTTCAATTGTGGCCGTGGTGCTCGATGATTGGCTCCGGTATCTACTATTCAAAGAAGGCAGGCCGCATTATGTTCTTTAACTTGAAAGGAAGAAACCAATATGCTTGAAGCGGATCAAATTGCGAAACAGGCCATCCAAAACTCACAGGATATTGCGGCCTTGAGGGAAAGCCTCAAATCAGCGCATAAACGCATTGACGAAAACGACAGGATCACCGAGGGCATCCACAAATTGGCCGCTAACGTGGAGGCTCTTGCGCTTCAAGTCAAAATGCTTACGGACAAGATGGACAACAGCATAACCCGCATGGAGGCGGGCTTGAAAGCGCAGGGGGAGCGGATCGGGACGCTGGAAAAAGAACCCGCGGACAAATGGAAAACGCTTGCCGCGCAAGTTACAGGGTTGATCGTGGCCGCCGTGATCGGCGTTGTTATCGCAAAATTTCTATAAAGGGGGCGCGGCGTTATGTACTACGCATTATTCGCGGTGGCGGAGCTTATTGCCGGGATAGTAGCAATGTTATTCTTTGCCGCCATTTATTCGCGCATTACCGCCGGCCGCCGCGCAGCGCGAAGGGGAAAGCCGGAAAAGAAGCGCAAAGTTCAATTTTCGAAAGCCCTTGCGGTATGGGCGGCGGTTGTCGCTACGGCGGTTATTATAGCGTCTGTGGCGCTGGCCGCCTTCGACAAACAGACCGTAAGCGATCTTGCCGTGGCGGTTTTTACCGCCTGTATTGGCTACATGGTGACATACGCCGGCAAAAGTGCTTACGAAAAGAACAGCCGGAACAAGCACGGGTTAGACGAAGACGGGCAGCCCTATGAAACAGAAAACGGAGGTGCGGACGAATGAACATTACGCCAATCATTGAGGCGGCGGCGGTTCTTATCGCCGCCATTATTACGGCGGTTATTGTCCCGTACATCAAAAGCCGAACCACGGCGGGACAACAACGGCAGATCAATGCATGGGTGAAGATCGCCGTTGTCGCAGCGGAACAGATTTTCACAGGCACGGGGAAGGGCGAGGAAAAGAAGGCTTATGTGCTTTCCTTCCTTGCCGAACACGGGGTAAAGCTGGACGAAGCGAGGGTAAACGCCCTTATTGAAGCGGCGGTATACCAGCTTAAAAACGGCGTTATTCCCACAGAGTAAAGGGGGACGGGCAATATGAACCTTAGAAAACTGCTCTTCGTTAATAACGATTGCTACAAGGCCGGGAAGCCCCTTGCCGTGAAGGGGATCATAGTTCACAGCACGGGCGCGAACAACCCGACGTTACGCCGCTATGTCGGCCCGGACGACGGCTTGTTAGGCGTAAACCAGTATAATAACCATTGGAACACCGGGAAACCGGACGGGCGGCAAGTATGCGTCCACGCTTTCATAGGCAAACTTGCGGACGGAAGCGTAGCGACGTATCAGACGTTGCCGTGGGATATGCGCGGCTGGCACGGCGGGAGCGGGACAAAGGGAAGCGTAAACGATACGCATATAGGCTTCGAAATGTGCGAAGACGGCTTGACCGACGCGGCTTACTTCGGCAAGGTGTATCAAGAAGCCCTCGAGCTTTGCGCGTACTTATGCAAACAATTCAACCTTAACCCCACAGCGGACGGCGTTATAATCGGCCATTTTGAGGGCTACAAGCGCGGCATAGCGTCGAACCACGGCGATCCGAATAACTGGCTTCCGAAGCACGGGAAGAGCATGGACGGCTTCCGCGCCGCCGTCGCCGCAGAAATGGCGAAGACGGGCGGGACAGCGCCGCCCACGACTTCCACGCCTACGCCTTCGACCGGGGACGACGCGACAATGTGGGCGCTATTGAAGGGTAAAGGCTTAAACGACTATGCGATCGCCGGGATTATGGGTAACCTGTACGCCGAAAGCGGCTTGAAGGCAACGAACCTTCAAAACAGCTACGAAAAAAGCCTTAACATGACCGACGACAGCTACACGAAGGCCGTTGACAGCGGCGTGTATAGCAACTTCGTGAAGGATTGCGCCGGATATGGGCTGGCGCAATGGACGTATTCAACCCGGAAACAGGCGCTTCTTGACTTTGCAAAGGCGGCGAAGCTATCCATAGGCGACTTCAAAATGCAAATTGATTTTTTATGGAAAGAGCTACACGGCTACACGGAGGTTATGAATGTACTTAAAACGGCGAAGACGGTTGCGGAAGCGTCAAACATCGTTCTTATGAAGTACGAAAACCCCGCCGATCAAAGCGCCGCCGTTCAAAAGAAGCGCACGGACTACGGGCAAGGTTACTATAACAAATTCGCCGCGCCTTCGACCGGGGGCGGCAAGACGCTTTATCGGGTACAATGCGGCGCGTTTACGCAAAAGGCGAACGCCGTTGCGCTGGAAGCGAAGTTAAAGGCGAAGGGCTTTGACACGTACATAGTACAAACGGGCGGTTATTACAAGGTTCAATGCGGCGCTTTCGAGGTTAAAGCGAACGCGGACAAGCTGGCCGCCACGTTGAAAAGTCAAGGCTTCGAAACCTTCATAACCACGTAAGAAGCGCCGCCCGTCAAACATTACCCGCCGTCGAGCGGGATTTTTATTTATTGGAGGTTTTAGCGTGAAAGAGCTTAAAGACATGACCGTAGCCGAATTGAAAGAATATGCGACGGCAAATGATATTCCGCTGGACAAATTGCGGTTGAAGCCGGGAATACTGGAGCGGATCGAAACCACGTTGAAAGAGCGCGCCGACGCGCCGCCCACGCCGTCCACGGACGCGCCGGACGCTTCGGGGGGTACACAGGCAGGGCAAGAACCCGCCGCCGCTCCAGCGCCGCCTACAGCGCCCACGGGGGAGTCCGCCGCGCCCGGAGCGCCGCCCGATATTAAGGGCATGAAGATCAACCGCGTTTTGAGGGTTACGAAGCCGCTTGTAAAAGGCGACGACGTGAAGGCAGTTCAAGCCGCCCTTATCGCTTTGAAATTCCATTGCGGCGTAGAGGGCGCGAACGGCGTTTACAACGCGTCAACGGCCTTCGCCGTCCGTATGTTCCAATCGCATAACCGCCTTATCGTCAGCGGCAAAGTGGAAAAGTTCACGGCGCAGGCTTTGGGCGCGGTATGGGAAGCGCCGAAACAATAACCCGCTTCGAGCGGGACGGGAAAATGTGACCGGAATTAGCCACAAATAAAAACGCCCCGCACTGGCCTTACGGCTGGTGTGGGGCGTTTTTATTTGTGGCCTTCATCTATGAATGACAACCCCGAACAACCCGTTTACGAAGACATAACACGGGGTTCGGATATTGGATAATCTGGCGGAGAGGGCGGGATTCGAACCCGCGTGGGATTGCTCCCAAACTGATTTCGAGTCAGCCCCGTTATGACCACTTCGATACCTCTCCGTATTGCGCGCGCAGGCGGCGGCACTC